GGCGATAACCCTACGGAAATTACACGTTCTGATGTTGATGTAGTTGTACGTGCATTATTAAATAACAATGCATACACGATTATGGATAACATCGAAGGTGAAGATAGATTTGGTACAGCTCCAGTTCGTGATGCGTATTTTGCTCTTTGCAGCACGCAATTGACTGGTGATCTTGATGCTGTTGCTGGGTTTATCGCAAAGACCCAATATCCATCACCAATGAACGCTCTCCGTTCTGAGTGGGGTTCAATTGGTAACCTTCGCTTCTTGATCTCATCAATCGGATCAGTAAGCCCTAATGCATCAGCACTTGGCGCTAATGTTTTCAACATTTTCTGTGTAGGTATGGAAGCTTATGCCTGCATCGAGCAAGATGGTTATAGCGCAAGCTTCATTTACCGTAAAGGTGTTGCGGTAGTAAAATCTCTTCTGATTGACTTGGAAACCCTTTTGGGTGACAGGGCGCAAGCGCAAGCAGCGTGAACGACTAAGTGAAGAGACCTCGAAAGAGGATGCGATAGTCTGAACACTATGGAAACATAGTGAGGGAGATCCGAAGAGGTTTCCCCGCCTAGCAATAGGTCAAAAAAGTAACAGAATGCCACCAATATACGATGGTCCATTGGCGCTTAATGCATCAGTTGGGTATAAGTTCGCTGAAGTCCCGCGTATCACTAATGACCAATGGGTCATCAACCTACGCGCTACACAAGCGTAATTAAGGAGATAACATGGCATACAATACCTTAATAGTGCAGGGTAGCTTCGTATCAGCGGGCGCCAACCAATACATTCCACTACGCGGTGGCGTTAGCTGGATGGAAGTCTGGAATATAACCGCGATGGCAGCAGCTGGTGCAGGCCAAGGAGTATATTTCTACTGGCAGTCTGGTATGAACACGAATAGTGTTGAATATACTAAAACTGCTGTTACTGGTGCGTTAGTTCCAGAGTTTTTCGGACCGGGTCTGTTTACATTGGTAGATCAGTCGAACCCACTAGTTTCTCCGCTTCTTGGTAATCCGGTTGCTACAACAGCAGAATCAAATGCTGTTCAGCCAGTTGTTTCAACAGGTAATACTGCCGGTCTTGCGGTTGGTTCCGTTGTTCGTTTATCGAACGTTGCAGCTATACCTAACATCATGGGCTTTGACTTTGAAATTGATACGGTCAATGCCAATGCAAACTTCAGAATGCGTTTCCCCTTAGCAAACGTACCTGGAGCAGTTGGTGGCGCTGGCTTCTACAGACAGGTTAATTTCAATAGCCCGTTCTATCCACAGAACCGCTATATCATCAGCATCACACAAGCTGCACAAGCAGTCGTTAGCTTGTCGGTAACTGCTGATTATAAAGTTGGTCAAGCGGTTAGGTTTAATATACCTAATGCATTTGGTATGGTTCAGCTTAATAACTTAGTCGGTAATATTGTTGCTGTTGCCAATAATCAAATTACTGTTGATATTGATACAACAGCATTCTCACCGTTTGTGATACCTGCTATTGCTCTCTATCCATTCACTTGGGCACAAACTGTACCAGTGGGTGAAGATACAGCATTAGCCTTATCACTTGGTGCGGATATCTTGAGCGATGCTACGGTTAACCAGATAGAATATGGTATGATTCTTGGGGCTGGAGTTAATCTTCCAGCAGGCCAAGGAGCCGATGTAATTTTCTGGAAAGCGGGTCTTTCGTTCAATTTCTAATATTGGCGTAATGCTAACGCAGGAGGAGGGTAATTCCTCCTCCTTTATCAAGGAGACAAGATGTCATTACAAGAAAAACACGTAAGTACAAAAAAAGAAGCAAAAGAACCAAAGATCAATCTCAAATATATGCGCGATAAAGACCGTGAACCAGTACGTGGTATTTTCCATTTTTATGAAGTACCTGGTGGTACGATGAGCTTTTCGTATAAAGCATATAAAGAAGACGAAGTAGAGAATTTTACGTTAGAAGATGGCAAAGTTTATACTCTTCCTCTTGGTGTTGCTAAGCACCTTAATAAGAATTGTTGGTATCCTGTACATACATACCAGACTGATGATACGGGAAGACCAGTTGCCAAGATCGGACAAAAAGTTAGACGAGTAGGATTTTCTAGCCTAGAGTTTGTTGATATTGATGATTTGACGCCTGAAGGTAAACCGTTAGTAACTGTTGAAACTGTAGGTATCTAATGTCATTTTGCTATGCCATTCCTAATCCAATATTCCAACCAGCTATGCGTCTTATAACAGCCATTACGCAAGCCAATCCAGCACAAGTCACCACGAGCTTTGCTCATCAGTACATTACTGGTTTACAAGTACGGTTGGATATTCCGATTGCATGTGGCATGCAACAGGCTGATCAATTTGTAGGACCCATTACCGTTAATTCTCCTACAACATTTCTTATCGCTCTTGATACAACAACATTTGCTCCCTTTGCTATCCCCTTAGCGCCGTCGCCTCATGTTAATACGTGTGCACAATGTGTACCGGTTGGTGAAGTAAATTCTCAGTTGACTGGGGCGACGGTTAATATACTTAACTCAAACTTATAAAATTGTTTTTTCTGATCGTAGTGTCTGCTAGTCTAGGGTTCAGTTTAAGGCATAGACTTACGTTATGAGGATACACTTATGGCAATACATACCTTGCAAGATATTCAGACGAAAGTACGACGCCTTACAAGATCACCTTCAGAAGCGCAGTTATCTACCAACACGCTCAATGATTATATCAACACATTTGTGGTCTATGACTTTCCGGAACATCTACGCACATTTAACTTACGCACTGATTTTAGTTTCTATTGCAATCCGTTCCAGGACGTATACCCAACTAATATTAATAATGCTGCTTTTCTCCCTATTACCAATCCTCTTTTTGATTTTGATAATAAGTACCTTACTATTCACCCTCCCGTATTTATAGCGGGATATCAGGTTCTTTTTACACAATCACCAGAGCAGTTTTATTCTATCTACCCTAATATCGCTAATATTCAGTCGATAGGACCAAGGGGTAATGGTGTTCAGACAAATTTCATTGGTACTATAGGAAATCTTAACTTACAGCCAAGTAATCAGACAGCACCACTCGTTATAGGACAAGTTCTTTTTTCTTCTTATAACGCTCTATTTCAGGGACTTTCGCTCTACGATGTTCCCAATGTTCCCTTTAATGGTTCTGGTATTCTTCTTGATACCAATACACAAGTGCCTTCAGGAACTATCAATTATATTACGGGAGCATTCAATATAACGTTTACTTCTGCTCCTGCCGTTGGTGCACCAATAGATTCACAAACAGTTCCTTATCAGCCTTCCTTGCCTCAGGCGCTCTTGTATTACGACGGTGCATTCACACTGCGTCCAATACCTGATCAGCCGTATAAGATTAATTTTGAGGTCTATGTAGCGCCAACGGATTTGTTGAGCGCAGCAGGACCGGGGCCACAAGGTCAGAACTCTCCTAGGCTTGATGAGTGGTGGCAGTACATCGCCTATGGCGCTGCTAAAAAGGTGTTTGAAGATCGTATGGACATGGATAGTGTTGCATTGATAACTCCTGAGTTCAGAAAACAACAAGTACTTTGCGAGCGTAGAACGGTTGTTCAATACACTAACGAACGTCCAGCGACTATCTATACAGAACAAGTTGGTGTTGGTAACTATGGTTATGGATGGGGTGGTGGCGGATGGTAATTAAATTAGGAGATAATAATGCCGTATAACGCTAACATTCCCCAGGCAACTGACTTTCAAGATCAATCACAATCTGATCTTTTAGGTAATTTTCAGGAAATAAACACGTTTGTTAACGTGAATCACGTTGGTTTTGGTTCCCCGGACGAAGGCAAGCATGCTTTGGTAGAATTTCCTGTACAAGCAATTGCTCCTATCATACTCGGTGGTGAGATTGGTCTTTATAACTTTCTATCGCCAATCACTGGTGTTGATGAGCTCTACATCATTAGCCAAAGCGGTATAACAACATCCGTTACTGCATCTATTTTAAGCACAACACCTGTACCCGCTAACAATAGTTCTGGATGGAGCTATTTACCATCAGGTATATTACTCATGTGGGGTAACAGCAATGCCAATGGGAATACGGCTATAGTGTTTCCTGTTGCAGCTGATATCCCTGTATTCAACCAAGTATTTAGCATTCAAATTACAACGTTTGTTAATAGTGCTCTTGATAGTAATACATTTGTTAGGCTTTCATCATTTACTAACCTAGGTTTCAATGTTTACGGATCACAGCGAACCACAGCAGTTCCAGCCGCATGTTCATTCCAATATCTCGCTATAGGCTACTAAGGAATTATCATGGCAATGGATAGGTTTATAATCGCGCCGTTCACTACCGGTTTAGAAACTTATTTAAAGCCTTGGTTAATCCCAGACGATGCGTGGTCACTTCTTCAGAATGCTTATATCTTCCGTGGCCGTGTACGCAAACGCGTAGGCGGTATACTTATGGGCAGAGGAACACAGCCAAGTGCAGTAACTGCACCGCTCGCTTCTCGATTAAGAATTAATATTGGTACTACTGACGGTGCAGGTAATATTGCCGGTATTGTCCCCGGTAATGTATTTGCAGTGGGGCAAGCATTTTCTATAGGCATTGAGATATTTACGGTTACTGTTGCTGGTGTTCCCGGTGTTATGCTCACTACTGGTGCTTCAGCAGTTCATACGTATAACACCACTACAGGTGCTTTTGTTATTAACGGTGCAACAGCTCTTACATCAGTCTATTTCTATCCCGCAACGCCTGTTATGGGTTTGACGATCTATG